ACCAGATGTTCCAGCAGAGCCAGAAGTTCCAGCAGAGCCAGCACTACCAGCACTTCCTGCAGAACCAGCAGAACCAGCACTTCCAGCAGAGCCAGATGATCCAGATGATCCAGAAGTTCCAGCACTACCAGCACTTCCTGCAGAACCAGCAGAACCAGCACTTCCAGCAGAGCCAGATGATCCAGATGATCCAGAAGTTCCAGCGGTACCAGAATCACCAGTTCTTGCGAATGAAGCAACAATTTCAGTATTGTTTTGAAAATTATTTAATGAAGAATCTAAAAATGTAACATCCACATAATACCATGAGGGATTTGTGGTATCAAATTCATTAATGCTGTATAAGAAATACTTTTCAGGAGCTGATTTATCATAAATTCGAAAATGGCCTTTTGGAACACTAAAAGCAACATCATCAATTGTCTGTAAGAAAGAATCAATTGTCGTGCCATCTTGATCAGTATCACTTATTCTCAATCTATTAGCAGTAGTGGGATATGTAAAAGCACCAGTAGTTAATGTAAATGCCAATTTACCCGTACCTGGATCATTCGTTGATTGATCTGTACTGTAACGATATGCAAATGAAGCACCCCCAAAACCACCATCATGTCCAGATGAACCAGAAGTACCAACAGTCCCAGAACTTCCAGAACTTCCAGCAGAACCAGATGTTCCAGATGATCCAGAAGTTCCAACACTTCCAGAAGAACCCGCAGAACCAGCAGAACCAGAAGATGCATATGTCAATCCAGAAGAACCAGCAGAACCAGATGTTCCAGCAGAACCAGATGTTCCAGATGATCCAGAAGTTCCAGCACTTCCTGCAGAACCAGCAGAACCAGCAGAACCAGCACTTCCAGCAGAGCCAGCACTTCCTGCAGTTCCAGCACTTCCAGAAGAACCAGCAGAACCAGAAGAACCAGAAGATGCATATGTCAATCCAGAAGAACCAGCAGAACCAGAAGTACCAATTGGACCATCAGCTCCAGATGATCCAGAAGTTCCAGCACTTCCAGCAGAACCCGCAGAACCCGCAGTTCCAGAAATTCCAGAAGAACCAGCACTTCCAGCAGAGCCAGCACTTCCTGCAGAACCAGTACTTCCAGAAGAACCTGCAGTTCCAGAAGTTCCCGCAGTTCCAGAAATTCCAGAAGAACCAGATGTTCCAGATGATCCTGCACTTCCAGCACTTCCTGCACTTCCAGAAGAACCAGCAGAACCAGAAGTACCAATTGGACCATCAGCTCCAGATGATCCAGAAGTTCCAGCAGAGCCAGAAGAAGCATATGTCAATCCAGAAGAACCAGCAGAACCAGAAGTTCCAATTGGACCATCAGCACCAGAAGTTCCAGATGTTCCAGCAGAGCCAGCACTTCCCGCAGAACCCGCAGTTCCAGAAATTCCAGAAGAACCAGCACTTCCAGCAGAACCAGAAGATGCATATGTCAAGCCAGAACTTCCGGAACTACCCGCACTTCCGGAAGAAGTATCCCCTCCTCCGCCTCCACCAGATTCTCCCCAACCACTTCCACCGGCCACTCGTTGGGCAGTTAAAGTGGCTTTTTTACTAATCTTTTTAACAACTTCTTTAAAATTATCTAACTCTTTTACGAGTTTAGTTACATCAGCATCATCACCAGATTCTCCCTTTTCTCCCATTGGTCCTATAGGTCCAATATCTCCTAAATCTCCCCTAGGACCCTGAACACCTTGTGGACCAATTCTTCCTGATATTCCTTTAACGCCCACTTCGCCAGCAAGCCCCTTTTCGCCCTTTTCTCCCTTTTCTCCCTTAGGACCTACAGTGCCTTTAATTTCAAGAACTTTAACTGTTTCACCAGTAACAGGATCTAAAATTTCTTTTATATCCTCTACAAGTTCTTCTTTAGTTTTTTTTAATTGTTTTTTAGTATAAGCAAGAGAAGTTGCTAGAACCTTACTTAAATCTAAATCTTTTTGATCGTCTTTCATTTATTATTCCTGCACTCATCTACGGATCAATCTACAAAATTTTCATCATCTTCTAAAACAGAAAAAAGAATATCATTTACTTTATCTTTAATATCATTTTCTTTTTTCGCAAATTCAAATTTTTCTTCAATCTTTTTATCAATATTTTCATTAATTTCTTGTTTATTGTGTGTATCTATTTTTACAGAATTGAACTGCATATTATCTTCTCCCGAAAATCTAGGATCATCAGTTTCTTTTTGAATTTGCTCATCATTAGTTTTAATTTCATCATCGGTCATCATTAAAACATGTTTTCTAATATATTCATGAGACCAATATTTTCCAGCATATTCTTGTAAATCTCTTAAAATATTCAATCTATCTTGCATAAGTTCATTCTGTTTTATTTCTACAAAATGACTATCATTTTCAAATTCATAATATATTTCATTTTTAATATTCTTCCAATCTTCTTTAGACATTATTCCCCTGAGGATCAACTGTCTTTCCATCATTTCATCAAACAGTAAACTAAATCTACTTTGAAGTTTATTAACAAATCGTGTAAATTTAACTTCATCTCTTGAAATTTCAGTAGCACGACCAATCGTATAGTTTGCTTCTGATTCAAGTCTAGAAATAGGAACACCTAGTGATTTATAAAGTTTTTTCTGAAAATATAATACATCTTCAATATCTCCAAGATTATTACCACCGGGCAAAGTTGTAATTTCTGTTCCTCTCCCACCCTCTCTTCTTGGCATCCAATAATCTTCAAGCATTGACATATGTTTTCTATCATCTCTAACCTCACCCGTTTGAGCATCATATACAAGTTTGTTTTTGTATCGTGTCATTAAATCACGCATGTATTGTTCTGCTTTTAACTTGGGTAAATTTCCAACATCAACATAAAAAATTCTTCTCTCTGGGGCTCGTGAAATACGATAAATTACGAGAGAATCCTCGATCATTCTTAATTGATTTAATGGTTTGATTGCTTTGTGTAGGTAGGACAAAACTAATGTACGTGTACTATTCATTAGTCCTGAATGTGTATATATAATCGCATCAGGAGCTATTTTTAAACCACTGGCGGCACTTGTAAAAGCAGTACCCATTGTCTGCCCCTGTGATTGATATATTCCTTTTTGATTATAAACATAATATTCCTCGACAGTAGTTTTTGAGGTACCATCAGATTGTCTATCGGTTTTCTTTTCACGAATTTTCTTTATTTTTCTAGGGTCTAATACTCTTAATTCGTGAATTCCTTTTTCTAGATTATTTTCATCAACAACAACATGATAATAAATTCGACCATCAATATACCATCTTTTAAAAACATCGTGTCCTAAATTTTGTAAATCTAGAAGTTTGCTTATTTGCTTAAATTCTACTCTTATTTTGTCTCTGATACTTTCAGAGATATTTAAGTTGTCTACATTAATTCTTACAAGGGGCTTGTCTTTGGAGGCTACAATGGCTTCATTAATTATATCATCAATGGCATTTTCTACTTCTGCTTGAAGACCCATATCACGATATCTGTTTATTAACTCAGATTCGCTTTTTATGGCTCCTGCCTGATCGACATATGTTCCATAAGCACCACCAGATGCTACGGTTAATGATCCATCTTCATATTCTGGTTCAGCGAAGGTTTGGGCTTTTACGGTTTTCTTTTCGGTTTTTCCGAGCGAAAAACCGAACAATTCAATGGGCATGATATTTCCTGAATGCGAGTGAGTAAAAATAATACAATACTATTAATTTATATTTATTCACTCGCAAAATCAGAAAATTGAGATTTTTATGCAGAGGCACCAATAGAAATAGTATCCGCTGTTCCTTTACCGCCTGTTTGACTGCTCTTTGTTCGACTCCAGTAATCATAAGAGAAAGTTACGGTATATTCTTCAATAGTATCGTTATCTCCCCAATCAAGAGTGATTTCTGAAAGATCAGTTGGAAACATACCATGAAAGCTATATGATGCAGTTACTTTTGAACTACCAGATTTACTAAATTGTTGAACGTTCCCCACTAATGCATAAGCACTAGATGAATCACCCGTTTGTCTTGTATTCGTAACATGATCGTTTATACCGTTCATCCACTTTTCAAATTGCGATCTTATAGCAAAATTTTCATCATTAATAACTGTTATTGTCCATTCTGGAAAAGTTCTATTTCCTGCTAATTTAACTTCTCTACCAAAATAAGGAACCACAACAGTTCCTATTGTGGTACCGGGTATTGAGGTCCCTTTAGCAAACAGGTTTATATCAGTTCCATTAAAAAAACTAGCGGAACCATGTGGAATCTTAACCTCAAATAAATTAGGTCTTTGACCATCATAGACCAGGGCCTGTCTAAAAGTTGTTATATCGAATGCCATCTATTTTCTCCTTAAATTGCGTTGACTACTTCAGAAAATTCAACTCCTGAAGCCACTGCGACAAAGTTTAATCCAATGAAATTAATTGATTTAGTCGGCTTGATAAAAATATCTCCCCTAAACTCATTTCTATTTATCACCACAGGTGTATTATTTGTGCTGTCACATATTACTTTAAAATCCTCTATTCCCCTTTGTGACTGAATATCCCTTAAAAAAGGTTCTATCATAGAAACAAAATTTAATCGTGTAAAATCATCATTAAATTCAAACAATAAATTTTCAGCGGCATTTGCTATAGCTTTTTCTAAAATAATAAACAATCTTCGTACATTAATTCTATCAAAAGAAGATGGCCTCGCTAACATTGTTTTATCACCAAATAAAATTTTACCTTTTCCAGGAAATGATGCTATTGGATTAATACCATTTATATACAGATCGTCTCTTTCCCCTCTATTGGGAACAAATGCTAAAAATTCTGCTCCTTTTATATTTCCTCTGGCAAACCCCGCAGGCGAAACATAAGGATTAACATTATCCGCTTGGGCGCAAATTCCAGCAACATCAGCATTGAATGGAATCCATCTATAAACAGAGTTATACCTGTCAAATATGTATTTGTAATTTCCATCCATAACAGCATAACTTGTGCTTGGTAAAGTATTTCTTCTAGCAACTATATTTGTTATTTCAGAACCTTCTTTATTTACAACATCTGACTCTTCCGGAGAAATAAACACAACACAATCTTTTCTGGTTTCTGCTATTTCATTAATTAAATAGGTAGCTAAAGTATTTGATGCTTCCCCCGAAATCAATAAAGAAATATTTATTTTCGCAGGATCTTTGAAATAACTATAAGCAGTAATTTCATCTGAAGATGAAGAACTATGTCCATCAACACCGCCCGACATACTAGCAGTCATAATTC